AGCTCCAATTTACAAAAGTAATTATTGGGATAGGTGTAAATGTAACTCTCTCGATTCTGGATTAGACTTTTCCGTTTTTGATTGGGCGGTTAATTCTGGATCAGGTAGGTCTGCAAAGGCTTTACAGACAATTGTCGGGGCTGCTGCGGATGGTGCTATTGGCCCTGCTACACTTGCATTAGTCAGCAATAATTCTGCGGAAAATTTAATTGAGAAGATGTACCATGCGAGACAAGAATTTTACGAAGGGTTAAGTACATTTGATACGTTTGGCCGAGGTTGGTCAAGAAGGAATAAAGAGACACTAGAAGCCTCACTAGAAATGATGGATTAGTTATGACACTTAGAAAATTAACACTAAAACCTGGAGTCAACCGCGAAAATACTCGGTATGCTTCTGAAAACGGATGGTATGAGTGTAATAATGTACGGTTTCGTCAAGGCACACCTGAAAAAATTGGGGGTTGGACACGTATAAACACGGTAACATTTGAAGGTATCGCGAGATCTTTATGGAATTGGATTACTTTAGGTAGTCAAAATTTAATTGGCGTAGGGACTAACCTTAAATTTTACATAGAAAATGGTGGTAATTACAACGACATAACACCTCTACGAACTACAACTTCTGCTGGAGATGTAACCTTTAGCGCTTCTACTACTACATTAAGTGCCGCTATAACTTCTACAAGTGCCACTACTATAGCAATAACTAACGCAACTGGCTTCCCATTATCAGGAGTAATACTAATAGATAGTGAAGTAATATCATATACAGGTGTTACTGATAACACGTTGACAGGGTGTACTAGAGGGGCTTCGTACCTTATATCCGATGTATCTACAAGCACTACAGCAGCTACACATAGTTCAGGCGCAGCAGTAACGTGTTTTACTATACTTGTTACTCATAGCAGTCATGGAGCTTTAATTAATGACTATATTAGTTTTAGTGATACAACAGCACTAGGGGGTAACTTTACTACTGATATTTTAAACTTAGAATATAAAATTCAATCTGTTGAAACTGATAGTACGTATACAATACTCGCAAAAAGTTTTAGTAACGCCACTTTAAAGTTTACAAACCTTGCATCTACTAGTTCTGATTCAGGAAACGGCGGTAGTTCTACAGTTGGAGTATACCAAATAAACACAGGTGTTACCTCTGCTTCATCTTTTGAAGGTTGGGGCGCGAGTAGTTGGGGTGCTGGACCGTTTAATACAGGACAGACAAGTGTTGAAGAGTTACGAGTATGGTCACAACAAAACTTTGGAGAAGATTTAATATTTGGGTTTCGTAACGGACCTGTCTATTATTGGGACGCGTCAAATACTTTATCCACGCGTGCTGTAGAGTTAGCTAGTTTATCAGGTGCGTCTGCTGTACCAACAAGACAAAATTTTATACTTGTATCAGATATTAACAGATTTGTGTTCTGTTTTGGTACAACTCCCATTGGCTCTGCAACTAAAGATCCTATGATTATTCGTTGGTCTGACCAAGAAGACGCTACAAATTGGACTCCTGCAGCTACAAATCAAGCGGGTAGCCTGCGATTGTCTCGTGGTACTGAAATCATAGCCGCTGCTCAAGCTCGACAAGAGGTACTTGTTTGGACAGATTCATCCCTATACTCGTTACAGTATGTTGGCGCAGGTTCTGGGGTATGGGCAGCACAACTTGTTGGCGAACAAATATCTATTGCGTCTCAAAATAGCGTTGCTTATGCAAGTGGGGTTTCTTATTGGATGGGTAAAGATAAGTTCTACAAGTATGATGGTTCTACTCAACCACTACAATGTGACCTACGTAAATATGTGTTTACAGATTTTAATACTGAACAGTACGGTCAAGTATTTGGTGGTAGTAATGAAGCGTTTAACGAAGTGTGGTGGTTCTATTGTTCTAGTAGTGCTTCCGATAATGATAGATACGTAGTTTATAATTACTTAGAACACATTTGGTATTATGGTTCTATGGCGCGTTCTGCATGGTTAGATTCTGGACTTAGAGCTTTCCCTCTAGCAGCCACATTTAACTCTGTGCTTGTAAACCACGAGGAAGGTGTTGATGATAACGAGACAGGTACAACAGCCGCTATTCCTGCGTTTATTACATCTGCTGATTTTGATTTAGAAGACGGCGATAGGTTTATGTTAATGTCCCGCGTGTTACCAGATGTATCTTTTGAAGGGTCTACGGCAACCAACCCTGCTATAACAATGTCTTTCTTTCCATTAGCATCTTCTGGTTCTGGGTATAATAGTCCCACATCTGAAAGTGGAGTAAGCACGGGCGTAGCTACACGTAGCGCTACTTCTCCTGTTGAAGTGTACACCAGCCAAATACATACACGAGTACGAGGACGACAATTATCTATGAAAATAGAATCTAGTGCTGCGGGTGTACAATGGCAATCAGGTGCTACACGAATTGATATTAGACCAGATGGGAGACGGTAATGCCTAACCAATACACTGTAGAATTTCGTGCTCCTGCGCTACCTTACGCTCCTATTGAATACAATGCAGCGGAGTTTAACACGTTTAATAACATATTAAGATTATATTTTAACCAGATAGACAATACGTTAAGAGATACAAGTCTTGCAGATAGATCTGATGCAGTAGGGTGGTTTGTAGGGTAATGGCAAATACATATGTAAATGCAAAAGTAGATTTAGCGGCAACGAGTGTTACAACTTTATATACTTGTGCTACATCCACTACAGCTATAGTTAAATCTATAATAGTTTCTGAAGACTCTGGTAATGCAGACACAATAACTTTAACTTTAACTAGTGGTAGTGATGTGTATAGTATATATAAAACCAAAGCCATTAGTGCTAATGGCACAACAGAATTACTAACTGCACCTTTAATAGTGCAAGCGTCTGAAATATTAAAAGTTACCGCTGCAACAGCAAATAGGCTACATGTAGTGGCTAGTATACTTGAAATAACTTAGGGTTTGTTATGGGAGTCGTAAATAGTAAAGAAAAAGCATTGCCCCCCGCAGCAGTTATAGCTATGGCACTAGAAGAAGTGGGTACAGGAGATATGCCTGTAGAGACAGTAATGATGACTATCGTTAAAGAAGCTGAGACAGCGGATGTAGTGCAGATAGGTAACACTGTATTTTTTGGTCATTTTGGCGAAGGTGCTAACAAAAACAGAGTTGTAGGCCGCCCGTTCAATGCGGATGTAGGGCGTAATTATGTACGTAATATATTAAAGTATGCAGGATATTTACAAAAACGCGATGTAACTAATTACACTACTCAATTTGAAGGTGATGTAATGTTACCCGCTATGCGAGCATTAAAGAAAGTGTTCGATAAAACCGATTCTATATTTGAATTAGAACCTGCTGAAGACGATCACCACGTATTGTTTATAGAATTAGGTAAAGAACCTTTGGATAAAGGGTTATAATATGAGCAGTATAGTAAAAAAAATTAAAAAACCTATAAAAAAAGTTCTTTCTAAAGTTGAAGATGAGATACTAAAGCCTATAGTTGATACCGTTGAAGGCGTTGCAAAAGCCATGGGCGATGACCCCCTAACAGCTATAGCTACCATAGGGGCTTATGCTACAGGTAACGCGTGGGCTGTCCCCCTTATAAACGGCGCTTCAACTGTATCTAAAGGTGGTGATTTTAAAGATGTTTTAAAAACTGTAGTTATATCTACTGTTGCCCCTACTGTTGTAGGTAAAGTCTCAGCGGTAGCGTCTAATGCAATAACAAATTTAGGTGTTAGTGCTGGCGCATCTACAGCTATTGGTAATATCGTAGGTAAATCTGTAGTATCTGCGGCTACGGGAGCTGATTTAAAAACTGCATTGCTGGGCGGTATAAGTGGGGAAATTGCTAAAACCTCAACTAAATACTTTAATGAATCTGTCCCTAACTTTGACAAACTTTCAAAAAGTCAACAAAACTCTGTTAATACAGCTATAACAACGTTTATCTCTTCAGGGGGAAACATTAATGAAGGTATATTAGCGGGTGTAGCTAGTTCTATAACCGATAGTATAGACGCTTTAAGCCCTAAAACTGCTCAGTTTAACGAAGCTATCGTCGCTGCAACTACAGCAGGGCTGCAAGGAAAAGATTCTGGGGCCGCCTTTATAGGTAGTTTAAACAGCCAAGGTGCTGCAGCATTAGGTAACAAAGTAAAAACGTATTATGATGATCGCGCACAAGCTAAATCTGACGCGCTTAGAGAAGCAAGTTATGACATGCCAGATACAGTTCCTGCGGGAGAAACTGTTTTTGCAAAAGCAGATGGTTCTAGCTACGACGCAAGTGCTGAACGAGAGCCTGCTGTAAAGGCGTTACCCCCTACAACCGAACAAGCGTATGACGCAAGTTTTGAACAAGAACCTGCTGTAAAGGCGTTACCCCCTAAAGGAAACACTGTTTTTGCGGGAGCAAGTGGTTCTAGTTTTGACATCGATACTGATGACGCACCGTTTAAAAGGTTTGAGGTAGCAGGAAATTTAACTGATAAACAGATTTTTGACCTCATTGAAGAAAAAAAATATTCGGGAATGTCTTATAAGGAATTAGAACAACTATCTTTAGACGGTGATGAGGCAGCTTCTAACCACATGAAAAAACGTATGGATGCGGAAAATGAAGCAGCTTTAGTTGCTCCTGCCGCACCTACTACAAAACGATTAGAAGAAAACGTGTTACCATTAACTGCGGAAGAGGAAATATCTAATTTTGATTTCATGGAAGAACAACGAGATAGAGATAGAGATGAAGATACAGACACAAGCCCCGTAGATATAAGAAGTACGTTTGATATAAAAGCTGACGAAACAAAAACTGAAACTAAATCAGAGGCAGCTAAATCAGTTGAATTAAGTGGATTACTACCTGAAGATATTCAATCCGCAAAAAACAATTTATATGCTTTAGGGTATTCCGTAGGGGACGGTATGCTGGGAGCAATAGCTCTAACAGTAGAAGGCGGTGCTAATGCTGTAGAAGATCTTGTTAATGCTGTTGTAGATAATGAAGATCAATTTGAATTTAAAAAAGAAATAGGTGAAGACGGTTTAGAGAGAAATGTAGCAGTACGTTGGTTAGAAGGTAAAGCTGAATCTCTTAAAGACCAAATTTCTATCGACTTATTAAAACGTAGAGAAGAAGCTATGCCCGCTAAAGGCATGACTTTTGGTGAAGCACTGCCTGGAGGAACAGTAGCTAGAGATAGTTTTGAAGGAATGTACGAAGGAGTATATTACCCTAATGGTCGGCCTTATGGTACAGATAAATATGCGACTATTTTAAATGGTTCCGAGGAATTTGGTGACGCTTTTATTGACATGGCGTTACTTGCAACTTTAGGCAAATTTGGTATGCCTGTAACACTAATAACTGGGTATCTTGAGGGACAGGCCGATGCTGAAAGAACCGTAATAGCTAGACTGCGTGAAGCACAGAAAGATGGTACTTTAGCTAAAAATGCTGGATACCAATTAATGATAGCTGATGCTGGTGGGGATGAAGAAAAAGCGTTTAAAAAGTACGAAGAAGGTTT